CTAACAACATCACCAACATCTAAATTAATTCCACTACCTAATTTATTGGTGAATAAAGCAGGGTTTTCATTATTACCAGCTTTAAATTCTTCTGAATGAAGTCTATTACATTCTAATAATTGTGTATCAACATATTCTGACATTATATAAATATAATAAATATTTTTAAAAAAAAGATTTTTTCAATAGAAAGAATTAAACAAAATAACATTCAGTAAAACCATCCTTAATCTGAACAGTTTTAAGAACACCAATCCAAGCACGAAGTGTTCCAGTTCCAGTGAAAGCAGGAGCATCTTCATATTTAGCAACAAGTTGAAGACCAACACTATTGACACGTTCACCCTTATTGAGATTAATAGCATTGTAGAAGAAGTTTTCAGCAAGTTCCTCATTAGGAGCATATTGTTCAAACTTAGCAAGAGTTGCTGGAGCTAAACCATTAGATTGATTTCCATATTCAGCACGAGTAACATAAGGAATAGCACCTTCAGCAGTCATTAAGTTATGGAAATGTTTACCAAAGTTGACTTGATCAAGAGGATAAACAAATTCATCGTTATATTTGATATTGCTTGTGAAAGTTCCAGTTGTAGGAGCAATTGCAACATATTTATTAAGAAGTTTACCATCAGATAATGTTGAAGCATTTCCATCATCTCCAAGCATCCATATTACATGTTGAACCATTCTACCAGCACCACCAAGGTTACGTTGAATGTCTCTTGCCTGTGCTACAGTAACTGCAGTCTTAGTTAATTGATAATCAACATAAGTAAAAGCAATATCAGAATGTGTTTCTTTGAGTGATTCCATAACTTCACCATCATAAACAATAATATCTTGCAATAATTTACATTCAGCTTCTAAAATATTAAATGCTTTATTAAAGTTAGTTTCATTTTTAGCACAAACGATTCTGAAAGGGTCTTGTTCAAACGTTAAATCAATGTGAATACTCTCTTTCATTAAATATAAAGGCATCTGATGACCTGCACGAAAGAAAGGAAATAGGTCTCTTAAATCAATCATAAAAGTTGGTTTCTTAGAAACTAACTGAAATAATTTAACTTGAGTTTCCTGAACTAATCCATTCATAGAAGGATATTTACCATATGATAAAGTGTAAGTACTTGCTTCAGAATCAGAATTAGAAGCACTAGAAGCATTAGAAGTGTCATAAGCAAAATCGTGATGCATACAACGAGAAGACATATAAACTTCACGTTCTTTATTATTTTGACTATTAATAAAAATCGATTTCATAGCATGGAGATGATTCCAATCATCAGTTTCACATATTGTTTTACCACCTACTTTAAGAGTAGCACGTTTAATAAGAGAACCAATACCAACATTTGGTGGAAATAGAGCACGAGTTACAGAAGCATTCGTGTCAATACCTAGAACTAATTTACTAGAATGATTTAATATACCTTCACCTTTTAAAGTAAAACGACAAGCAGTCTGTGAGAAAGTAACAGGTTCTAAAACTTCTGTGTAGGTCTCACCTGCTGTAGTGGTGCTTAAAGCACCAGTTTTTAGAATCTCAGGAATTTTAGACATTTTATATAATAATAAAATATAAAAATAAAAAAAAAAATAAAAAAAAAAAGACATTTAATTAATTTAAACAATTACCTGTAAACCTTCTTTGTTAAATACTAAAGTATTTTTATTTACTGCATAAATAAATAATGCTTGTGGTTCATCAGAATTTAAATCTAGGTCAGTTTCAAGACCCCACTGAACATTTGAGAAGTCAGCAGTTCCACTTCCAATTTGGTCATAAGTTACACCTAAACCAAATACAACACCACCATCAGCAACCTTACCATACGAAGTAACAGCACCATTATAATTTCTATTAGCAGTAGTAGACGATAAATAAGTTTCAGGATTGACATCAGTCCATTTGGCAATTGAATTAAGATAATTTCTAATAATTTGAGGATCATTGACATTAGTTCCAGATGAGGTTCTAAGATTACCATCAATTACAAAATCACGAGGATAACGAACACCAGCACGAGTATTAACCTGAGTTTTAATACCTGCCTGAGAATTATCAGTATTGATAGGCATAAGAGTTGCCATAGAATCAAATGCAAGATTGTTAAGATATTTAGCAGGAATAATATTAGTGAAAACACTACTGACTTTCGAAAGTCCTAATGTGAAGTTAACAATACCATTACCACTATTAACAGTTGCATACTGAGACGAGATAGAATTGTATTCTAAACTTCCACCAGATAATTTCATTAACTGAGATAATTGGTCAGGAGGAGGAACTTCAACTTCACAGGATAATCTAAGGTCAGAAAGTTCATAGAAGCAATCAACAATGTTAGTAGTTGTTCCAGTGTTAGAATAGAAGACTGCACTGTCGGGTGCAAGCATTATGGTTAGCTCACAGCCCCCAATTCCAAACTCATTAGCAAGAGGAATAGCATCAGTTCCATTTAATAGACCAGTTGGAAGATGAACACAGAAATCTTGACCATCTGTGTCATTAAGTGTGTCAGTTCTAGCAACTTCAAAGTTAGGCATAACAAGACCAGCACTATTTAAATGAGATAATCCATCTTGCTTACCAGCAGTAACCGAAAAATACGATGACATCATTCTATTGTAATCACGAATGTGTTCTATTGTAGCTTTATTACGATTGCTTCTAAGAATTACTTGGTCAACAATTGAGTAAATACCAAGACGACCATTGATAGATTGAACAGCATCAGGGGCAGACTTAGCAGAATCAGAGTAAGCAAAAAACTTACCACTAATACGAATAGATTTACCTAATAGCATAGCATTCTGTTCACCAATAACGAAAGTAATCTGTGGATTACCATTTTTGAAAGATATTTTTCCATCACTAGGATTATTTTGAGGACGGACTTCAATATATCTGTTAGACATTTTATATAATGATAAAATAAAAAAATAAATAAAAAAAAGAAAAATTATATTTTAAAAGATTTAATAATTAATTGTTTTAAATCATTAGATAAATCACCATCAGGAATTTTTGCCTCATCTGTATTAAATTTATCTTTATTGATTGTATTGTTATCGTGACAAATACATGCTAACATATTTTTGCATTCTAATAACTTAATTTTATCAGGATTATGAAAATCAATTAATTTAGAACCTTCACCTTGTGAATTCTTACCATATCCACCTTGTGCTTTCCAATGTTTCTTTGTCATCATCATACCACTTTCATGTATTTGTCTTTTTGATTTACATTGAATTGCAGTCATTTTAAAATTATCATTAATATAACAAAATATCATTTGATTAGTTCCAACTAATCCAATCTTTGAATTAGATTTTAAATTATAATAACAATATGAAATAATTGATTCATTATAAATATCATCATCATCAAAATTAATAACTATTTTACTTGAAGCATTTTTTACTAAATTATTTCTTTTAATTCCAATTTCTCTTTTATTTTTATAATACATATATTTCAATTTTATTGGATTCAATTTATTTTTAACATATTGTAATTTATCATCAGGAATAAATTTATCTTGACCATCATCGTCTATAACAACTTCTAATAATTTATGAGGATAATCTTGACATTTAATATTTTCTAAATAGAAGTCTAATAAATTTGGTCTATTATATGTGGGAGTTAAAATAGATATATTTTGTAATTCCATTATAATATAATTTAGATTTTTTTATAAAAATATTAACATTGGGATTTTATATAATGAATAATAATCGTAAAGAATATTTTAAAAATTATTATAAAGAAAATAAAGAACAAATAAAAGAATATTATAAAAATAGATATTGGAAAAAGAATTTATATGGTAAAATAAAAATTAATCAAAAAAATTTATTTACAATAACCAAAGAAGAATTTATTATAACATTTCATTAATAAAAACACTTTTTTATAAATATATGATCACGACCAATATTACATTTCGGGCATTTGGCCGAAGATTTTAATGGTCTTTTTCATGAAAATGTCCATTTTAATACACAATTTCATAAATTTATCCATAAAAAAACATAAAAACACGAAAAAGTAACATAAAATTATAATTTTATGTTTATTTAATGGTTTTTTTTAGTTTTTTATACCCAAAAATGGATAAAAATATAAAAAAGTCCATATAATCATATAAAGATATTATATATATAATATATAGAAAACAATGACGACACAATTATGCAAAATTCTACCCAATGATATAATTATTAAAATTATTAAAATGAAGGTTGAAGAAGACCGAAAGGATTATTGGAAAACCATATTTACAGAAGAAGTAATTGATGAAATAAAAATGGTTCATGATCCTTTATATTTTGGTGGTATTAAAGGTTATTTCCAATCTTTCAAAGATGAAAAGATATTTTCATAAAAAAAAAAGAAGATACTTTATATATGTATATTCACAAGACATTTTCAATGTCTGAATTAATTGATATTGTTGAAATATTTGAAATGGACATTCCTGATTATAAAGATTATTATAAAAATGGATTAATATTTTATATCGAATTTTATTTACAAGCCAATAGATATTGTAATTTCGATAATGAATATTTTAATTTTAAAAATCATTTTGAATTAATTTCATATTTACAAAAACCAAATAATAAATTTAAAATTAATATTAATGAAAAAAAAAGAATTAATTCAATTGCAAAAAATATTATTAAATATTGTAAAAATTTTTCAAATGATAATTTTGATGAAATATTTAATTTAGCAAATTCTTTATCTAAATATGGTGATCTCCCTTCTGTTAGAAAAGCAATTAATTTATTAAATAGATATCCTAATAAACCATATACTATCATTTATCATAATTCCATATTTTATTTATATAATTTAAAAAAAAAAAAATCTTATAAACAAAATTATAAATGTAATAAAAATATTTTTTATGTAAAATTTCAATAAATATTTTTCTTGATATATTATATATAAAATGATAGGTGAAATTTATGCATTTATAAATAATCATAATCATGAAGTTTATATTGGATCAACAATTCAAGGTATTAGAAAAAGATATCGTAAACATATGACTGATTTTAGAATGTATTTAGGAATTACTAAAAAAGGTTCTAGAGGATATAGAAGTTCATTTGATATTTTATGTTCTGATAATTATAAGATTATTAGAATTGATAAAAAAAAATTTAAAGATACACAAGAATTAAATTTATTTGAAAGTTTTTATATTTTAAAATTTAGAAAAGAAGGACTTAATGTAGTTAATAAAATGATTCCAAATAAAGAAGCAAAACAATATGATTACAGAAATTTTGGTTTAAAAGATATTAATTTTGATTGTCCTTCTCTTGTGAAGAAGTGTGATCTTCTTCCTCAGACTGCTTAATATATACTTTGTCCATAGTTGAAACTGAATGTCCAGTTATATGAGACATTTCTTCTTTCTCTTTATTTAATTCAGCAAATTTATCTGATAATATTATTTTTCTTAATAATGTTGTAGAAATGCTTTTATCTAAATATTTCTTTGATATTTTTTGTAGAAATTGTGTAAAATAATTTCTTGTAACTTTTTGACCTTTTCTTGTTGTTATTAAATATTTGAATGGTCGTTGTTTTGCAACATATTGTCTATATGTATACATTAATTCTTTTGGTATTTGAATTATTTTTTCATCATATTTTTTATTAGTCTTATAATTATTTAATGATAAGAAATAAGTTTTACCTGCACCATTTTGCATGACTAGGAAATTTTTATTCTTTTTATCGTCATCATCTAACTGATTATATGCATTCTTTGTTATTATTTCAACATCTGCCAAATCATTTCTTAAAGGTAATTCTAAATATGAACTAAATAAAAAATATCCATCATATAATTCTTTATCTTCTTTTGAAAATTTCTCTAAAGGTTTTTTATGTAATTTTTTTAATGTTATTTCTTTTTTCATTTTTTTTAACATTTCTTTTAATTCATTTAATGATACAAAATTTTTTTTATCTTTTTCTGTTAACTTTCCTTTTGATTGAACTGTATCATATTTTTCATTTAATTCATCTCTTTCACTTTCATATTTACGTAATATTTTAGAAGGTGTTTTCTTTGCTTGTAATAATACAATAATTGAATTATAATAATTTCTTTTTGTATTATCTGTTTTATCTTTTATTTTTTCTTTTATTTCTTCAAATTTATGTAATTCTTTAATATTATCTGTATTACCAATTATTTTTTTTAAATTTTGATTATACATATTTAAAGATGATTCTTTAATATTTGGTCTTGCATCTGAAATGATTTTTTTAAAATCCATTATATAATATGAAAAGAAAATAAAATTAAATATTTACAATTAATAAAGAATTTAATTTAATTTATGGTACAACCATTACCGATTCGTTTTTAATAACAAATCGTCTTATGTGGAAGACAAACATATTTACTAACTTATTCTTAATTGGTGCAGCACTTTCATTGTAGTTAAGTTGAAGATTAAAGTCTTTACCACGTGCATCATAGACCATATTGTTTTGAATACCAAGGGTTCTACCAATGATGAAATTACGGTTGTATGCTTCAAATGATAATGGTTCAATGAATCCACTAGAAGCAAGACTTTTCTCAATTTCCACAATGTGCTGAGCCGAGATACTCTGTCTGTCAGCAATTTTAGAAGTTTTAACAGGTCTAGAAGGTTGAAGACGACCATTAAGAAACCAGTTGTATTCAGAAAGCTGGTCACATAAGCCTTCAAGACCACTACGGCAACTTCTCATAACCGAATCACCAGTGGCATTGCTGAATTCATAAGTTCCACTAGCAGAAATAGCATCTTTTACAGCATAACGAGTGCTATCAGTTAATGATGCTATGACACTACGGCAACGGCTATTATTTACAGGAACACGAATATTAGCAACTCTATCACTTGCTAGAATAGAACTCTGATAATTATGAACAGAATTTACATCAATATTAATAACTCCTGATTGTTTCATTCTACTCATTAAATCATTTTCATATCCACTACCCATATTAACTTCTTTAAGAACAAGTTTACAATCACTAACAGTGTAAGATGGTTCAAAGCTTGCAGCACTAACAACCGATTCATCAACAAGGAAGAAATCAGTAGTAGTAGGGTCTACAGCACCAGTAGCAACAAGTGAAGCCGATGTTGTAACCTTAACATAATCACTATCAACTTCTATCTGTGAAATAGTTCCTGCATTCAAACTAGCATCAGTATATGTTGCACTAGTAAGTTTGAATTTCTGACCTACAACAAATGGAAAGTTCTCAACTTTGAAGCAAGAATTATCAGGTTGAATAAATACTTCTTTTGTTTCAGAACCACTTGCAGCAAGAGTACCATCAACAGCACCTAACCCGTTAACACGAGGGTTTGCTTTAATACGACGTTCTTTTGAAACTGAATCAAGCATTCTAAAAACGTTCGTATTTGATTCTAATTCTAAAGAAAGTGTACAGCCATTTACTAGCATATTGGGCCATACCTTGTCACTCGAAAATACACCACAATGTATTGGAATGGTTATTTTTGCCTTCTGATAGAAGTTAGCATTTGTAAATTCAGTTGTTGTAGTAGCATCATCAACTTTTTTGTAATAAGGATTTGATTTATGATTATTAAGAGAACTTTCAGTAGTTCCATTAGATCCACGAAGGTCAGCAATAGGCATAGTGCAACCTTCAACAATACGTTTACCTTTAAGAGTGTCATTAGTTTCATAATCGTATTTAATAGCAACCATTGTATTGTAGGCTACTATCTGTTCTAATAACTGAGATTTATGACCAGCAAATAAGGAAAGGGTTTTGATTAAAACGTTGCCCCCCGTCTCAGCATCTAACTGAATACGAGTTAAATCACCAGCAGAATCACTAGGAAGAGCAATTTCAACATCAAATTCAAGGTAGGAATCTTTACCTACAAAGAATTTAGTTGATGGTGGAACAAATATATCTATTACTTGACCTGCAGAATATGATAATCCATTTGTAGAAGAAATAGATTTTTCAGTTTGTTCGATTGGAATCGTATCTTTTGACGACCAAAGACTCATGATTATATATAATAATAAATATAAAAATTTAAAAAAAAAAATAAAAAATAAGAAAATATTAAAACACAATTAATTTAATTTTTTTTATTTTTAAATTATATATGAATATTCAACAATACAATGATGAAATGATTAAAAATAATAAATGTATTTGTGAAAAAAAAAAGAATGATTATAATAAAAAAATGATTCAAACAAATCCTTATATGATTAAAAAAATTAAATATAAAAAAAGTCCATTATGTAAATTAGCAATAAAATATAATGTTGATAAATGTCCTGATAATTATCATTATTATACACCTGAATATTACAATGTTTTAAAAGATTTTTATCCTAAATCAATGTTAGAAATTGGAATTGGATATTATGATATGATGTCTAAATATACTAATAGTAATTATAAAAAAGGAGCATCATTATATATGTGGAGAGATTTCTTTAAAGATTGTAAAATATATGGTTGTGATATTCTAAAAGAATGTATGTTTATAGATAATAATATTGAAACTATAATTTGTAATCAATCAAAACCTAAAGAATTACAAGATATGATTAATTTAATAGGTAATCAAGATTTAATAATTGATGATGGTTCACATATTAATCAACATCAATTTATTTCATTTATTGTTCTATGGCAATATTTAAATAAAGATGGTATTTATATTATAGAAGATGTATGTAAAAACTTATTACATGTTATAGGTAATTTTGAAAATTTATTTGATGATTGTAAATGTATTAAAAAATATAGTCATGAAAATGATATTCAAGGATTTGTATGTTTTAAAAAAATTTAATTATAATGCAATTGGTGCTTTTCCAGCATTTGATTGGACTTGTTGAACTGTCTGTTTTTGAGATTCTAATTGCTTTTGTTCATCTTGTCCTGCTTCTTCTGTTGCTCGTTCATCACCAACAGCACCAACAGCACCACTTAAAGCAGAAATACCAGTTCCAATAACAGATAATACTCCTAATGGTGGAACAACAGTTCCAACAATATCAAGTGCTGAACCTGCTAGAGAACCAACATTTCCAACTTTCTGTTCCCAATTCATTTTACTAAATTGTCCATCTAAATCAGATTCTACATCAGTACCAATAGTATAAGCATCACCAAGAACACCAATACCTGCAGATAATTTTGAAGCAGTGGCTGCACTAGCACCTGCTTTCTGAAATCCTCTTTCTAGTAAACCACTTGCTTCTTCTCCTTCTTCACCTCCTGTTTTTGCTTCAGAAACTTCAGCAGTTGCTTCACTTTCTTCTTGAGCATTACCTGCTGAAAGTTCTTCACTTTTTGCTTTTGCTTGATTTACTGCATCTTGAACTGCACCTTGAACTGCTTGTGCTTGTCCTGCTTTTGCAGCCAAATAAGAAGATGTTTTTGATATTAAAGAAGAAGTTCCAATAGCTTCTTTAATTGCATCTCCAGCACCACGTGCTGCTTCTTCTTCAGTTGTTTCTCTTCTAGCAGTAGCAATACGAGAACCTAATTCATTATTAAATACAGCAACTTCTTCATTATGTGCTTCAACATCACGAGTTCGAGCATTTCCTTGACTAACAGCACTATTTAATGCATATAGATTAACAGTCATTATATATAAATTATTCTATATTATTTTCTTCATTATTTTTTGAATTTTTATTAAAAAGTATTTTTGAACCTTCAGCAATCTTTTCTTCATGACATCTAAATGCTTGTGCAGGATTTTGTGATAATTTTAAATATAAAAAGTTATATGGTGCATAACCAATAGCATAATCATATAATTCCTTAAATACTTTTTCATTACCATACATAGGAGCATATTCTTCCATAATCTTTTCTAATTCTTTAGCATTTGATTGTTTCATAATTATTACATCTGTTGCATTGTTTCTTACAATTGGTGGTATTGCTTTAAAACTTTGTGTAACATAAGCAAGTAATTGGATATTGAAATGACGAAAACGAGAACTTAATAATGTTAAATCGGTATTTTTTCTAACAAATTCTTTTGTTAATATATCATCTGCAATTAAGCAAGTTGATGGCATATGTGTTTTATCTCCATATTTCTTTTGTGAATCAATTAAATCTTTAATCATTTGGTCGTCATAATGATCTTCACAATCAAATAAATCGTTGAAGATTTTCCCCTTTGGATCTGCATTCAATGTAGTTGATATCACTTTATACTGGTCAAAAAAGTCAGAACCAATAAAGTCATCATTGGCAAGGAGGTTAAGTAAATAGTTACTCTTACCTTGTTTTACTGCACCACATATTAAAGTACAACTTGGTAGTTCCATTAAATTTTCATGTAGTTGTTTAGGGTGCTTAACAATTGGATCTTTGACTTTTAGAACTTTTGGTGTTTTAGATGCTTTTTTAGGCATTATATTTAATAGTTAGATAAACTTTTTGGGAAAAAGTTTTAACAAAAAAGTTTATTAATAATATATGTTGGTGGAAATAGACACGATGACATTTATAAATTAAAATCTAATGTATAATTATATGAAAATTGCATTTTGTGTTCCATCAACCTCAAAAAATAGATTATGGAATGATATTAATCAATCTTATTTATTTGAAGTTCTTTTACCTTCAATGACAAAATTGACTAATTGTTTTGACATTACATTATATATTGGTTATGATGATGACGATGAATTATATACTAAAGTTCCTTTACCACAATCATTTGATGATATAGATATTATTTGGAATCCATATAATGGTTTTAAGGGTAATCCTTGTGGTATATGGACTGAATTGAGTAAAACAGCAATAAAAGATGGATTTGAATATATGTTTATATGTGGTGATGATATAAAACTTGATAAAAAAAATGAATGGTTAGGTGTATTTATAAAGAAGTTAAAGAAAAATAATAATATCGGTTATTCTGCAGGTTGGTCTAATAATAATCAAATACCCACACAATTTTTGATTCATAAAACTCATTTTGATATTTTTGGTTTTACATATCCCCCACAAATTAAAAATTGGTATTGTGATAATTGGATGTTTGGAGTTTATGGTGATAAATATGGTAATTGGTTAAAAGACTATCAACATTTAAATGTTGGTGGACAACCTAGATATATTCCAAATAATGATGAAAATATTTGTAAAATATTAATTAATAGACATATAAAATTAATAAAGAATTATGTTAATAAAATTAATTCCAACAATCATTGAAGAATCCTGCTTCACCATATTTTGGTTTACGTTGTTGTTGTATTCCTGCTAATTTATTTTGTAATTGACTATTTACTAAATCTGCTTGTTGTTTTGCTTTTTTTTCTTTCTTACGTTCCTTTCGTTTTGTGTCATAAGTTTCAACTGCTTGCAAAGATGCCTGTTGTACTACTTTCATTAAATCTTCTTGATATTTTTTAAGAAATTGTTCACTTAAATTATTTGTTTGTTCCTCTTGTTTCTTCAAAACATCTTGTAATTGTTTTTCAACTGGTGGGGGTTTCTTTTTTTTAGGAGTATGTTTTATAAGTCCTTCTTTATGCATTTTAGATAATCGTTCTCTTGATCTTTGAAGATGTTTATCATTTACCCATCTTTTACTTCCATTCTTATCTATCATTACTCTAAAATCTCCTTCAGTGTGTCCTTCTTCATAAAATTTTGCAGGACGTCTTTTTTTTGGTTTAACCGGTTCAACTGTTTCAGGTACTACTTGAGGTTCAGGTTCTGGTTCATGTTCTGGTTCTGGTTCTGGTTCTTCTTTTATATCAAATATTTCATTTCTGACTGCTTTCTTACGTTCTTTTACTTCTATAATTGGTTCTTCTTCTTCTTCTGACTCGTTTTCAGTTTCATTTTCAATAATTTCTTCTTCAACGTCTAATTTTTCTTCTAAATCTTGTTGAACAACTGGTAGGATTGACATATAACATTAAACTAGATAATATTTTTTATAATTTATTTAAATTAAATAAATTAATCTGATAAAATACATCTTATTATATTACGAAAAGAATCTCTATATTATAACTAGGGTTTTCTACTTACATTTTATGTGTTTTTTGTCTAAAATGTAGAACAACAATTGACTTACCAACCAGGTCAGTTGCAAAAACTTCCTGTTCTGTGACTATGTCAATATCAAATGAATTTATATTTAATTCATTGGGATTATTGAGTGCTACATACGTCTTCTCAGCACTTTCGTAAAACAGGTCAGATCCAACTTCATTACCACTATTATCAAATCGTGGTAAGTGATATAATATTTTCGATAGAGCACCCTTACCAGCATTAAATGATTGTTGAGTAAAATTATTAAGTCTTACAAAAGCAGAACCTCGAGCAGTTAAAGGAGGGACTGAATGACTAGAAAATGTATAACTAGGATTAGTATATGAAGGTGAATCTAGAAGATGTTGACTTTCAAAACCTAATAATAGTTCAGCATTAGCATCTACAGTATTTACATAATTTTCATCTTCACCTAATATAATTACAACAGGGAAATCTGCTTCAGCAAATGAACCATTAACAGGCAATGAAGTATCAAATATATCATCAACTTCAATGTCTGCCCAGTAACGAGTATCAATTCTTTTACAAAATCGTGCAGTTAAACCTTCTTTTTCCATTCTTGCCCACCAATCTCTATTCGGGTCTCCAAAAGTATAACCGGTTTTACCATCATATTTAGTTACTGTAAATGATTTAGATGGTTTTTGTATCCATAAATGAGGATATAATAATTCAGTTGTTAATGATAATGGTTTAAATATATTCTTTTTGATACTTCCTGTAAGAGTTTGAGGATTTACTAAATTATAACTATTACTAGCATTACCCATTGATAAGTGCATTTCATTCCCTTTAAGATGGAATTCAACAAATGTCATTCCTGAAGCATTTGTTGACATATTATATCTTCCATTTTTAAAGTCTGCATTATGACTACCAAAATATTCTATTTCTCTCATTGTTATTGGTTTATCTTCTGTCATAGCATCATCTCCATGATTTACATCTTCTTTTAGAGATGCTTGGTATACACGGATGAACCGGTTTTTACCTGGAGCTTCTTGAATAGATGCAACAACATAATCGTAATATTGATTAGCAATACCGAATGATTCACCTGTTTTACTAAAATAAATAGGTTTTCTACTAATTGCAGTCTTACCATCATTTACAAATCTAGAACGTCTTAAACCAACAGCCCAAGAAGTGCTTAGTACTCCAGATGAACTTGCTGAATCAAATTGAACCACAAATTTTCCACCTACATTTCCAAGAGGGGAATCTGTTAATATTCCTGAACGTTGATTTTCAGGAATACTTCCTATTACTCCTGCAGTTTTTGTTTGAAATTTTCCTGAAGCATTATAGGTAAAAGGGGTAACTCCACCATTAAAATAATATGGTTTAGCAGTTGTAGGTATGGTACTAGTAGTATCAGAAGAATTTTGTTGAGTAAATCTTAAATCAAAACCTTCAAATGCACCATCACTATCTCTTTTAGTCAATACAACTTGTTGACCATTAAAAGCTAAATTAATAATACCACGATTCAAAGCAGTCTGTAGTCTAGATCTAAATTCATCAAGTGTAACAGTAACATTTATATTTGATTCATTTAGTCTAACACGAACAGGGTAGGCAGTTCCGTCATCTATTTCATCTATCTGACCTGCAGCTTCTCCTATTTTATCACCTTGATAAATATAGAACACATCTGAAGGTTTTAATGTAATAGTACCATCTTTATTTATCTTGACAGATTGAACAGCAACCTCACTATTAGCAGGAATCTTCATTTGTGTGCCAAGATTATTTTTGAAAGAATATGGTTGGTTGTTATTACTCGTTCTTTCATTTTGTTGAAATTGATTAGAGCAAATCACTAATGACATTTTATATAATTATAAATTATAAAAAAAATGATTAAATTTTTTATATTTTATATTTATATAATATGTCTTTTGAAGATACTGATGATGAACTTATTATTGAAACACCAGCAGGTTGGTCTGAATATGAAAAATATTGCACTGTTCTAAAAGATGGATGTGTAAGAGATGAATCCTTTGACCCTAAACATCTTGCAGAAGTAATGAAAAATGAATATTTCTTAAATAATTTGTATAATGGTGGTAATCTTGAATGTAGTATTTGTGATGAAGATGGTTGGTTATATGATTTAGTAGATGGTGAATGTGTTAAGAATGGTCTTAATGTACGTGGAAAATCTGCTTGAATAAATTCTTTAAACTTTTAGTTCTTTTTTCTAACTTTTTGTTAAAACTTTTTTCTAAAAAGTTTATATAATGCCTTATCACTCTAAAGCAAAACCTAAAACTAGTAGAACAACTAAACACATGAAACCTGTTGATAATAGTAAACCTAATGGAGAACAGCAATTTAAAATTCCTGAAAATAATAAAAAGAAATTAAAAAAGAAAGATATATTTGAAGTTAAATAATATATATCATCGATATATATTGTATAGTAGTTAAAATGATAATAAAATGGGAGGTGGTGGTAAAAACTATTATTTAATAACTACTATACATATTAATACAATATTTTTATTTTTTATAATTTAAATTTAAATTTTTTGAAGTTAATAAATATATTTTATAAAATTCTATATGTTATTTTTAATCGTATAAAAAAAAGTCCAGGGTCTACCCCCAAAAAATGGAGATCGTCGTCGAGAAAATAATTCTCGACGAGCATCTAACTTTTTCATCATCCAGCCCTGGACTTTTTATAATGAAGTGAATAAATCGGGTAAAATTTTGATGAATCGGGTAAATCATTTACCCGATTTCAAACTGGGGACCCATAAACACAAGAGAATATATATTTTATGATTGATTTTAGTCTTATTATATTATATTATATTATTATTATTATTACTATAAATAAATAAATCGGGTAAATCGGGTAAATCGGGTAAAATATATTAATTTCAAAAAAAATATATATAAAATTTTATATATGAATTTTAGCACCGATTTTACCGGATTTACTAGATTTACTCGATTTACTCGATTTTACCACAATATTTATCAAATTCTTTTCTCACATTGTTTAGAGAACTTATCATAATTCTTTTACCATGAGACTTATTATTACTTTGAATTTTGATAGAATTCGGTAATATAGATTTTAATCGTCTGAAGAAATGCACATTATTTAATTTAGTTCCAAAAGTTCCATACGATTGTTCATCGTATCTTTCAAAAAAGTGTTTTTTATCAATAATAAGTTCTTCATCATCATTATCAGAAAAAGCAATATCTTTTTCACACATCATAGTAATAAATAATTCAACACTATCTTGACTTTGAATAACTTGTTCTAAATGTAATTCACTCTTCTTAAAATTCTTTGGATTATATTTAGAAATATCATAATTGTAAAAATAATTTGCTAAATCTTGAAAATATTCAAATTCATATATTTTTTTATAATAATCATCATCTAGAACTTCATTTTTCAATTCAATTAAATTAAATCTTCTATCATCACCTTTTACATCAACTAACCAATTTTCATTCGTGGTTATAATACAATTACTATAACAATCAATATCATATGGATCTTTTCCTTTGGGTTCAATAGTAACATTACCATCTGTGATAAAAGATTTAAATTTTCCTTTCATCTTCTTATCACCACCCCAGTTAGTTTCATTGAAATTAATTAATAATTTATTTTGTGCCATAAAATTGAATTTACCAACTACACGTTCTAAATCAGTACATTCCATATAATATTCTTTACCAATGATTTCAGCAAATAATTCTAATATACAAGTTTTACCAACACCTTCAATAGATTTCAAACCAATACAAACTTTGTTTTTATTCCAAGGTTGTTGTAATATACGAGCAAACCAACAAATAAAATATTCATATAATTCTTCATCACCTGATGCCCATACATTTTTAATATGATCTAAAATATGTTGAATTCTTTCAATTTGATAATCATGAGTATTTTCATATTTAAAACCATTCCATAAATTTAATTGATAATCTTCAACTTTTCCAATTGGTTTAAATATAATTTCAGATATATCTTTTCTGTCATCATCTTCAAGCCAAATATCAAAAGGATTGATTTTTTTCTTTTTACCTTCTTCTTCAATATAAAAACAATCTTTTTTGAAATGAGTTCTTGCAATTGATTCTTTATTTCTCAATAATTTCATTTGTTTATTGTAATATAATATTGTTCCATCAACTTCATAATACATACAAATTTTATTCATTTCTTTGATAAAAGAACCATCATTATTTTCATATAAATCTTTCCAATTGGTTTTATCTTTTTTCTTTTCCATTTTTTTATGTTCTTCAGGATTATCTTTTTTCAACCAATGAAATATTGAAGCAATTGTTAATCCATTTTCACGAGGTTTAAAAGTATACCATTTATTACAACAAGACATATCATCATATTTTTCATTACATTGTTTACTGAATTCTTCCCATAATCTCATTGTTTTATTATCCATATTATCACCATTGTTAAATAATGCAATACCCACATCTAACCACATCTTATAATCTGTAGCACGTTTCTTATCTAATTTTAATAATGCCATCTTTACATTTTCAAAATCAATATCAGTCATCTTCTTTTCAGGAACAACTTTTTCTTTGGGTTTCTCAAAATCCTCTTCTTCATCTGATTTTTCAGAACTTGGAGGACTAATTGGAGGAGAAAAATCAGTAATCTTTTTTTCAATCTTATTTTGACATTCTAAAAATTTATCTGACAGTTCTTGAAGTAAACCACCACCACATAATTCTTCTATAAAACCGTCTAAGTCTAAATCATCACTATGAAATTTATATTCTGCTTCAAATTGCTTACATGAATATTTTGTAGGAGGTGCAAAGATTATTGAACCATCATTACGAATATCAATAGAACCGTCTCCGAAAATATCGGGTCTTAAATTTGTAGTAGTATTTAATTTTTCATTATAATGAAAATATAAATGATAACCTTTATGAGTTTCAATACAAGTTGTATCATTTAATGATTCCAATTCTAAATATTCTAATAATTTTTCAATAACATTTTCATCTCTTGTATCAATATCAACAACAGAAATATTATTTATTTTACCTGTTTTTATAGCAATACCACTACTAAGACATGAACGAAACATATCACCATTTTCAATATAATCTTTATTTGTGTATTCTTTCCAACCTTTAGGAAATCCTACTTTTTTATCCAATTTACCCTGTTTATTAATAATTCCTTTGAAGTTGAGAGGTATTATTTCAATATTATTTTCAATAAATGCATTTTTGAATGTAGTAATGTTATTGTCCATATATTTATCAGAGATTTTTTTGGTCACGGTCGTCTTCGAAAAATTATCTAGATTTTCCATATTATATATATAGAATAGAAAATATTTTTAAATCAATTTTTTAATTAATTAAAAAAAAATATTTATATTATATAAAAAAAATTATATAAAAATATATATATATTATATATAGATGAATAAGGAAATTCAATTAACAGATGAACAGATAAAAGTTGCAATTAATTCTTATATAAATCGTAAAAAGTCGTTATTAAAATATCAAATGAAAATGCATAAACAGCATAGTGAAAATGTTAATAGTGATGATCCAATAAAAAAAGAAAAGGCAATAAAATATATTGAATATAAAAGAAATGTTTCAAAAAAACATTATGAAAAAAATAAAGATATGAAGAAACAATATTATCAAGAAAATAAACCATTAATATTGGCACAAAGAAATTATAGATATCATAAAAAAAATGGTACATTAAATAAATTTTTAATGTCTGAATCTAATAAAGAAAAAATAGAATTATTGAAAAATGATAATAAACGGAAAAATGCAATTGATAAATATCCTGAATTATTCGAAACTAATGAGGAATGAACCCCTATTTATTTTAAAAGGAATTTTCTTACTATAAAATTTAACTGAATGTTTATAAGGTGTTACAAATAATCTTTTTTTACTATATGCTTCTCTTTGTAATTTTAATCTTTTTTCTAAAAAATGACTTTTAGTAGGGTCATATTTATATTTATGATAATATTCACGTTGTTGTTGTTTAATTTTTTCTTTATTCTTTTCATAATAAGACTTTTTATATTCTTTACATTTATCCGTTAAATTATATTTTGACATATATTTTAACATATATTCTTTTTTATTAGTTGGCATTTAATATAATAATAATAATTTTTTATGTAAGTTCTTTTTCTAACTTTTTTCTAACTTTTCTGTAAGTTCTTTTTCTAAAAGAACTGTATAATGGCTGACAAGTATAAAGTTAAAATAACCTATAAAGGTGAGTCTAAAATGGTACCCAAAAATTATGTTGAAGGATTAAAAGGTTATGAAAGACGTAAACAAATCAAAAGTATTTTTGAAGGAACATTTAGACCAAAAACATCTTTTAAATCAAAAGAATCAAGTTGGACTAAAAAATTTAATGATAAATATGGTAAAGAACTTGATAAAATGAAAGGTGGTCGAAGTAAGAAAAATATTGCAAAAGTAACTGGGATTCCATTCAAAGCAATTGATGCAGTGTTTAAGAAAGGTGAGGGTGCATATTTTTCGGCAGGATCTAGGCCTAACCAATCACCACAGTCTTGGGCATATGCTAGGGTCTATTCTTATATTCTCGGTGGAAATGCCCGTAAGATTGATAAAGACATAACAAAAAAATATAATGTAAAATTTCCAAAATAAACTTTTTGTTGAAACTTTTTTCTAAAAAGTTTATATATGAATAGATTATTAATATTACCTGAAGATATATATATAAAAATTTATAAAAATTGTTTTAAAGATACATTATTAGAATTACAACAATATCATATAAGAAAAAATTTATATAATGATGTTGTTGAAGAAATAAATAATTTAGTAGAAGGTCTATGGTGTCATTTTGATTTTGTAGATATAATTGAAGAAGAAGAAGATTTTGAAGCAGTTGGAATGTCATATATGATGTTATTACAACTACATGATATACTTGATGAATTAGATGACTAAACTTTTTTTTTCTGTAAGTTCTTTTTCTAAAAGAACTATATAATGAAAGTTGAAATAAAACCATCAACTCAAAAAACCAAAAAATTAATGGCTATATTTTATGATGATAATGGTAAAAAAATAAAAACAACACATTTCGGAGCAAAAGGAATGAGTGACTTCACTATTAATAAAGACAAAGAAAGAAAAGAACGTTATTTAGATAGACATCGTAAAAGAGAAAATTGGAATGCACCAATGACAGCAGGAGCATTATCACGTTGGATATTATGGAATAAACCAACATTACAAGGTTCAATTCGTGATTATAAAAAAAGATTTAATTTAAAATAATTTTTATTTATATATTATATAAAAAAATAATGATATATTATATAATGAATAATATTTTTAATGATATAAATAAATACAATGAAAAAATTGAAAAATTAGAAAATGAAAATGAAAATTTAAAAATACAAATTAAACAATTGAAAGAATTTGCAGAAGAAGAAGTAAGACAAAAAAGTAGATTGATTAAATGGATTGAATCATTAAGAAATGAAAATGAAAAATTAAATGAATGTATAAAAATTTTATCTTGTTAAATTATTGACAAGTAGATTTTGAAGGATCTTGAAAATTATATTGATGTAATACTTTTGGAATATTATGTTGTGTTTTTGGATATTCTAGAATAACCCTTTTTAACCAATTTTGATCTTCTCTTGCATTTGTATCAACATCACTTCTATAAACATATTTAAATTTTTTATTCCAACAGCACCATTGCCAAGGAAATCTTACAAATATTTTATTACCATCATGTGGATTAATACCAATATATCTTTGTCTGAAATCGTGATTCAAATCACATTTCATATAAAATACATCTTTACCAACAAGACATTTTTGATCATATGTAATAACATCAACTTCCATTTTTAAATTTTTAATTCTATCACAAACTTCTTTAATAAAATCATCAGTAATATCATCATCATCATCTAAATGCATAAAATATTTTCCTTTAGAATTTTTTTGCATAGAATTTCTTTTAAAAGATAATGGAACACTTCTATTATCTATATGACATAAAATTTGTACTTCATCTTTATAACCATAAAGATTTATTTGGTTTTCAATCTTTTTGATTAAATAAACAACTTTTGTTAATCGTTCAACTAATGATGGAATACAAATAGTTAATAACATTATATATTAATCAAGGATTTTGTTCATCAATTATATTCTCATCATCTTTTTTTGGTATAATATCAACTTTCGGTTCAAAATCAACTTTCGGTTGAACTTCTTTTTTATAAGGTTTTATTTCTCTTAAACCGTTTACTATAACTGGTTTTCTCACATCAACATATTTACCATCAAATTTTTTATTAAAGATTTGAATTACATCTAAATCAATTGTTGGAGAACTTTCCATTAAATTATCATATTCACTTCTCATTACTTTTAAAAAATCTCTACAAGGTTTTCTTTTTTTATCATCTAATGATAATTCAATTTCAATATTTCTTGATAATTTTGACCAAGCCAAAGCAGAAATACGATGTCCTTCATAAACTTCACTATATCGTAAAAATGATAATAATGTTCCAAGAATACCACATAATAAATTTAATGAACCTACACCTGCAGAAAACCCTTGTTTAAAATCTTCAGGAACATAAGATTCAGTTGCAAAGTTGGCAGTTCCGGTTAAAGTAGATAATATAATTATTGGAATTTGAAAATGATGATATTTTTTTTTATATTTTCTTTGACTAAATGAATGTAAATATTGATAACATAGAGCAACTTCACCCCATTCAGAAAGTAAATCTTCTATTTCTTCAGACCATTCTTCAATATCGTCAGGTATTTCACGTGGAGTTTTTAAATCTAAAGACATTTATATTTATAAAATATATTTTTTTCTGTAAGTTCTTTTTCTAAAAGAACTGTATAATGGAAAAAAAAAATCTTGCATTTTCAAATTTTGAATTATTGAAAGAAATAAATTCAACACTTGAAAATTTACATCAAAGAATTAATTCATTACAACAAGATGTAAAATATATTAAAAAAATTATAAATGAAAAAGATATTTCTTATATAGAATTTGAACAACCACCAAAAGAAGATAAATTATCAATACTTGATAACAATCGTGGATGGTGGTTTTAATTTTTTTTTACCATTTTCTTCTTAGGAGGTGGTTTTTCACTACCACCTTTTTTATAGGTCTTCTTTGCATCACTCATTGCCTGTTTGTAAGAATATTTTGAATCTTTCTTACGTCCAGCATCATAAGTCTTTTTAACGTGATCAGTCCAAGCACTCATTTATAATATAAGATATTATTTTTTGTTTAAACTTTTTCTAAAAAAGTTTTTATTTACCTACTTTTTTCATTGCTTTATCATGAGCTTGTTTAAAAGTCATTCCATTCATCATATCTTTTCTCATCATATTCATATGTTTCTTAGAATGATGAACTGAATGTTTATTTAATCTTTCTTCTTGTGATTTAGTTAATTTTTTGGTTGTTTTCTTTGATGGAGGTTTTTTCGTTGGAGGTTTTTTCGTTGATGAATACATTATTATATAATTATATCAATATTATTTTTGATTTCTATTTTGTAAAATTTGACTTAAAATATCTAAATCAGCCAAATTTCTATTTTTTTGAATTTTATAAATAACACTACTATCTTCATTCACACTAGCAAAAGAACCATCAGGGTCATGAATACTATTTTGAATACTTGTTAATGTGATAGGTTTTGTAATCGTAAATTGAATAACATTACTATTGAAAAAGAAGAAATCACCACCACTATATTGTTTGTCTACAATTGCAGTGACATTAAAATTTTGACCTGATTCTTTACTTCCTATAAGACTATTAGTATCAATTAAATTACTTTTCAATAAATAATATGGTCTTAACATTCTACGTGGTAAATTTTCAGCAACAACAGCAACACTATTTTGAACAACTGTTACAGGTGAAAAATAATTTTGTGCAGGTTTAGTAAAATCATTTTCAGTTATTGCTTGTGGAACTACTATTTGTTGTGTAAACATTGTAGCACCATAAACATTTTGAATATAAGTAGAAAAATCTTTACTTGATATTTCAGCATTTGTTGTAACTTTATTCAATTTTTTTATACTAATATTATCAAATCTATTTCTAGCAAGTGTATTTTCTGATGTTAAAGGAGCATTTATTTGATTTTGAGTAAAACCAAGAACAGACCATAAACCTTCATCACCATCAAATCCAAAATCATCAATAAAAATACCACCATAAGCATCATATATTTGCCAAGGTTCTAAATTTAAATTAAATTGTGTATATTTAAAAGCATTAGCACCAGAATGATGTGCTAGTTTTTCTTGATAAGGAATAATATCAGTTGTAAAAGTATATAAATTATCAATTGGATTTAATTTATAGACTTCAGCACCTGCCACCCCTGCACCTAAATCAGGATTATCATCATTTTCACCTGCTATATAACTTTGCTGTTGTCTTAACATTGAATGAAGTTTACTTATTTTAAATCTATTTGAAACAGCATCATATTCAATTTTAGGATCTACACTTCCAATATATACTTGATTAGCAATACCATTTAATTCATCAACAGCATTTTGAGTAGTATCATCTACTTCTTGATATCCTATTTCCCATTCTTTACCTTTTGAAAGGTTATTATAACTAGCAAATGGAAGTATTGCTAATGTTGACCAAGCAGAAAAACTATGGTCAAAACCACAACATCTTCCTATATCACTAAGTCCTTCATCACCAATTATTGTATTACTAGCATTAAAAAAGAATTCAGGAATACCCCCTGCACCTTCAGGATAAAATTTAATATATCCAGTAGCAATATCTTTATCCATACAACCATAACTTAATTTATTTCTATTTGGAAATTTAAAAAATGTATCTTTAAATTCTGATTTATATTCAAAAAATAATGGTGGTGCTTCAAACTGAGTTAGTGAACCTGAAAGTTGAACATTATCACCACCAAGGTATACAGTTCCTATTGTGCTAGTATATACACTTGCTTCATGAATATTCAAATGTATCCATCTACTTGTTTCAAAATTTATTTTATCTAAATTATAATTTGTAGTAGGAAATTCACCCCTTGGATTTATATTATCCCATAATTCAGGATATAATTCAGTAGCCTTAAAAAAATCATCAAATTTTTTACAATTAGAAGCATTATATTCAATATTAATAACAAAGGGTGAAGTAGTTGATGCAGATTTATTTATTGTGTAATAATTTTGAGAACCAAACCAAGGAAGTTCTTCTGTAGTAGTAGGTAAATTCCTTCCAGCAGTCTGTATTTCAGGTCTTTTATGTCCAACATATTGATAACAACTTAAATAATCATAAGATTCTTTATCAACTTGTGCAGAAGCATTTCCATCATAAAAAGCACTAGCATTATCTAAACTCATAAATCCAGTTGAACCAGCAGTAAAAGGTTTATAAGAATTTGTTTCAATTGTTTTAATAACAGTTTCTAATTTATCTTTTACATTACTATAAAGTCTACTTTTAAAATTAGTTTCTTTGATTGGTCTTTTTAATTGATTGGTTAATTGTTCGGCAACATTTGTAGCACTATTAAAACCTTGTTTTACTTCTAAATCAATAATTTGTGAATATTCTTTATATTTCCAAAAAGCAGGATTTCTAGGAACTTCAGCATATTCATAAGGATCTAAATCTTGATTACCATAAAGCATCCACATATTAGGAACATCAGCATCAACACCATCAGGGTCTACATATGTAAAATCAGAATCTTTATTAAAAACAGTCGTATCACGAGCAAATATAGTAAATCTTGTATTATCTATTCTTTGTTTAAAAATTCCTGTAGCTTTCCAATATTCTTTATAATCAGAACCTACTAAAATACGTTTAGAATAATATGGTAAACCATTTTCAACTTCATCATTCTGTGCAAAATTATTAAATGAATCATTACCTGAATGACGTCCAGCATGTCTTCTTGGAAGTTGAAGAGTGTTTTGACCCATTGTATTTAAATAGAATCCAATTTTAATACTTGCTTTATTATCAAATAATTCTCTTTTAATTGTTTCATCTCTAATAATAGTTCTTTTAAAACCATTCAATCTTCCATCAACTTCCCCTTCTTCATATGGTAAAGTATTTGAAACATTACTAATTGTAAATTCTTTAAATTTACCAAGTGAAGCACCTTTGAACTCAATTGTATCACCACCAGCACCATTTTCATTCACATAACAACCGTGAACAGAAACAACATCACCAACATCTAAATTAATTCCACTACCTAATTTATTGGTGAATAAAGCAGGGTTTTCATTATTACCAGCTTTAAATTCTTCTGAATGAA